TCTGTGCCAGTAGTCTCATCGTCATCAGGCACTCCGCTTGCCTTAATGTTAGCAAGGATTTCTTCAGAGGAGACAATGCCACCACGGCGAGCGTGAATAGGGCGGTTCTTGCTGCGGTCTGCTGGGTTATTCATTGTCTAATCCTCTTCTATGTTTAATCTCTCTACCTTCATTAATATGATGAACGGTAGCTTCGTTCTGTCCCGTCTCAAAGTGCTCAGATCTAGGAAGGATAGCTTTGTACTCTTCAGTGTTTTGAGCTGCTCTTAGATGGTCATCTAGTGCGCCTTCAACACGCTCTTTTGGTTCGTACTCTACTTGCTCTGGTTCAAACAATGATTCTTTTGCTTTGTTCACAGCATGACGAAAGCGCATGGCCCTTGTCATTGGGAACTTAACTACATTGTCTGAAGTTTCGTCCACTTCTTAGTAAGTACCCAGCATCTGATCGTTAGAGATGTGTGCGACTGGTGTAGCTGAGCGTGGCTTAGATGTAGCTGATGCCTTGCCTGGCTCTACCTTTACAGGCTTCTCTTGATCAATAAAATCATAGTTCCAGTAAGGATTGAGATCGCGACGGTTAGCCTCTACGATATCTTCCCCGGTACCTGGCGCTACTGTGGTGTTAGGGCGAACCTTACGGTACTTGCCGTCAGTTGATCCCTCTGATAGGCTCTGGTTTAGAGAGCGCGATTCGTTGGTTGCCATTTAGTTTCCTTCCGGCTTAATTGATTGAATTCCATCTACAATTCCTTTGTGGCCTGTACCCATGGACATGCCCGTGCTCTTATCATAGGAAGCCATAGAGCTATCAATAGTGTTTGAAGCGTTGCCACCCAAAGCCCTGATCATGTCGTGATGAGCTTTCATTCCTGCCTTATCAGCACGAACCTGCTTACGATCTCGCACGTATGCGGCGATTCTATCTCTCATTTGTATTCTCCGGCTTTTCTATGTTAGTACTTACGTTCGGTACTCCAGCTGAAGGAACAGTATTTGTAAGAATACCGTTTCCGTCATTGTGGCCAAATAATGTAGCACGGCTGTAACTAAATGCGCGGCGGTGTGCTGCACGATTCTGTAGTACGTCCATTACTTTGCCTTCTTAATACGTGGACCTTTAGCTGCCTTAGCTTTAAGTTGTTCCTTAACCTTATCCTCAGGCTTCTTCACCTTTAGCTTTTGGACCTTATAGTCCATAGGTGCTCCGTCTGGGGTAAGAATCTTAGCAACTCTCTTAGTTCTAGCCATGGTGTAAGTATCTCCTTAAATTTTCTGTATGTCAGCCTAGGCCATTCTATTTTTGGCGTGGTTTTCGTATTTTTGATTACGGCAATATGGGCAGAGCCCGTCATCGCTGTACATTGCCTCCAAAGGAGTCATTGGGTACCCGCACTTTTTACAAAGGACAGTACCATCATAGATAGTTAGCGTAGATGTATCTTCCATTACCAAACCGATTCAGAGACGTTACGGGCTGTGCCCTGGTAGCCTGCAGGGTCACGGGTAAAGTCTACACGAGTTGGATAGAACTCCTCATTCACGTCCATAACGTCAGCAACACCCAGCTCACGGGTGCGGTAGCCGTAGCGTGGTGGGAAGAGTTGAACTTGTGGTAGCGGTGGGCGAACAATATCTTGAAGCATAGAGCCTGGGGTGGTGTTAGCTAGAAGAGCCCTAGACATCATGCCTTCTTGTGCATTTGCAAAAGGCCCTAGGAAGTCATAGCGAAGTAGCGAAGGATCTGGGTCCTCATTAGTGATAGGACGACCCTTGCTGTAGTCATAAACTCCATTTACATTTTGAGTCATTAGGAATCCTTAGATGGATTAAATCCAGGCTTACGATCAATAGTAGCCGCAAGCACATTGATTGCTTTATCTGTTTTATAAGATTTAAGATTATTAATAGCTTGGCTAAACGTGGCTGCACGGCGGCGGGAATTCTCCATGGTATTCAGGAGCGCATCGTTACAGTGATCACATGTTGGTCCATGACCTAAATTCTGTTGTGGGCCTGCCGCAACATGCTCCGGCTCATAGCTTCCGCCTTCATCGTTTTCTTGATCATAAAATGTAGCCATTTGTTACTTCCATTGTGGTGATAGGTGGGTGAAGTTCTGGGCAATGCGAGGGTTAAATTCAGCCGGTACGTTAGAGGATACGTTAGCTTTACCATCATTAACAAGATGTGGTGCTGGAGCAAGAGACATCTTAGGTGCGTTTCTCTTACCCATATAAACTAACCCGCCTTCTACATCAGCAAGCTTAAAGTTACGATTGTTTAATCTACGATCTGGTTGTAGATCTTCAGGCCACATATACTGGGCAGGGTCAATACGTTCTCCACGGTGAACACCGCGTTGGTAGGCACGTTGGTTCTGACGATTCTTTAATGAGTCTAATACTGTATCTGAGACTGCATAAGGCTTTCCTTTATCATCACGGCGTGTACGAATTGTGCCGAGGTAGCCATCAGGATATTCTGCTTGTGGGGCGCGACCAACACCCATACGAAGAAAGTCCATGGCACTACGAGGTGAGACAGGAGTACCGCCTCCACCAGTAGTTGTGTACGCGCCAATATAACCGCTAGCACCAAGGTACTGCCAGTTTTGATGTGACTCAGCCATTAAAACATCTCCCCACAATGTGAACACAATGGACTATCAAAATCATTTATAGAGATTATAGGTGATTTTCCCGTAACTTTTTCGTATTTAGCCCTGGCCTCATGATGCGCTTTCATAAATTTAAGATCTTCATCAGAACCACTTACAGATCGATCAGATAGCCATGCAGTATCATGCATATCCTTATGGATCTTTTCTGGGTCATCATCAAATTGACCAGCTGTTAGCATTTAGGGCTCCCTTAGACCCCCTAATAATACCCCTAAAAGCAAAGAGCCGGGGTGTAATCCCCGGCTCATTACTTGGTTAAACTTACTTAGCCGCGTTAGCCAGCGCCTTTTCAGCATCGGTCTGAACAGCTGTTGCAACAGTTACTAGACCTGCGGTTGTTGCTGCATCTAGGTGCTCCTGCTTTGCAAGCTTAGATACAAGACCCTTGGTGTTAACACGAGCAAGAACTGGGCCAATTACGCCAAATACTGCTGCAAATGCAACATGCTTTAGGTTATGGTTGGCTGCGCCACCCTTGTACCAAAGAAGAGCTGCTGATGCGGCTGTAGCATAGACGTAGTGCTCGACAAGACCTTTTTCTGAGTTTGTAATACGCATTTATATTCCTTATTCTGTAGGTGTTACATTATTTACGTAAGGTGTAACAATGTGGGATTCAGCCTGAACATTAGGCTGAGAAGAAGAGAAGCTAGGTTGAGCTGTTCCTGCCAATCCGGCAGATAGAGCTAAGCCAATATGCTTTAAGTCCGGTGAAAAACCGGAAGCTGCCCACGCACTAAACGCAGCTGAACTTCCAATTCCCACAGACACTGGACTCTTAAGATTTAACTTAATCATCTGTCCTCCACTTTGAGTATAACAATCTTATCGGTTATCGTCAACACCCATATGGTTCATAATAAGAGATATGTGGCGTCGTAGCTCTTCTATATGGTTATGGGTAGCTTGATCTAGCTTTAGATCTTTACTAATAATACGCCTGTCTTCGTCCCCCGAACGGTTAGTCGCATTCAAAAGTAAGCCAGAAAGCAGGATGGATTCCAGGGAAACAGTAAGCGTAAGGAGGTTAAATGGGTACGGGTCAAAGACCGCAAAGGTCATCCATATAGCCCAAAAGACAATATGTATGATAAGAAACCATGGTGAGCCAAAGGCAGTAGAGGCCCAATCAGATATCTTTTGAAAACGCTTCACTAGTACCCTGCTTTTGCTGCCATAGATAGATAGGTGTTAGGTCCCAAAACTCCCGCCTTTTTCTCAGCTGCCAGACCTGGGTATCTTGATTGGTAAACTGGAATAAGGGCGATCTCAGCATCAGTCAAAACATTTGATACTAAGTTTGCCGGTAGTAATCCGGCATTAGCAAGCGCACGGGCAACAATTAGCTCTGCAGTTCCTTTAGCACCGGGCTTCTTAAATACCGCACTACCTGGAAATGGTGGAGCAACTATGACGGTAGTTTTAGATGTATTGGCAGGAGTAGTGCTATGAGTAACACCTGCAGCTCCTGCACCACCAAGCGCTGTTACTCCAGCTACACCTGTAGCCAGTGCTTTATTGTTTACAGCTTTAGTTTGAGATGGCTTAACTGCGCCAGGATACTCAGGACGAACGATAGCCAAGACATAAAGATAGGGACGATGAACCCTAAATACGCCGTCACCGTTAGCAGGATTACCAGTTGATTTGTCTGGTCCGGTATTAAATCCAATACACGTAATACCGTCACGAGACGCAGCTTCAATAATTTCCACATGGTCTGCTACCCCATTTCCTGCCCAGCTATAAAACACCAAATCACCTGGTTGTCCTTCGTACTTTCCTACGACACGGCCCTTCTTTTGAAACCATGTCAAGCCTGCAGGGCAGTATGCAAAGCCCTTTTCAGTTTGCGCAGCAACAAGAGCGGAGAGACCAGCTTGGGCAAACACCCAGCTAACTCCCATAGCGCAATAACTCTCATTGGGAATTCCATACCACTTGCCATATGGGTTATCGTTGTTTGGTCCTTCAATAAACCCAATCTGCGTCTGTGCAATATTTACTATATCTAATCCGCTACTCATTCTTTAACACCTCCGCAGCTGGAGCTGTTCCCGTCTTGCGATATCTAAACGTCTCCCATAGAGGAGCTGGAATCTCATGAATACCAAAGCGTGTACGATGGTGGGTTTCACATAGAACTTCTAGGTTTCCTGGGCTTTCAATCCACTCTTGGAACTCTTCATCATTTTCAAAATGAAGACCAAAAGCCTGCTCAACCTTTGCTGGATCCATGTTGTTGATCTGACTAAACTCAATGTGGCTGTGATGTAGCTCTGGCTGACCTGAGCATAAATCATCATTAATAATACATTTCCACAACCCAGCTTTTTTAATGCGGCCCTTAGCCTGGTTAAACAAATGATAGTGTGGGTCAGATTCACGTGGTTCATGCGCGGGTACGGATACGGCCAAGTGTAGATTCATGTTCTGCTTATGTGCATCTGTCACTGGTAGATTAACCTTTCTGCTAGATCGCCTGGGGTTACTAAATTAAGAGGTTTGTTAATAAGTGTGAAGCTTGCAGTATCGTAAGCCTCGGCAACTAATTCTGAACAGATAAATCCCTCACGCTTTGAGAGTTTATTCCATAGCTTTACTGGTGGGATACGTAAACCCAGTATACGAAGGAAGATAGTGAAAATATCTCGAAATCCGTAAGGCTTGCCGATTTGTGCTACTGCATAGTCTACGATCTTTGATCGTTGATCTTTAGTAAGAGTTTCGTGCTGGTTCCACGCAATATGGTCATAGCTACTAGCTTTGCCAAAGCTTACTCCAATAGGGCGGGCTTCTACAATAAGGTCGCCCTCTATGCAAATAACCGCGTGATTCCAGCGGCTTAGGGTTCCTAGACGAATTAGCTTTGCAACTATGCCGTTAGTTTTAACTACGCCATAGTCTCCTGGACGAGGCGTGTAAGACATTATTCTTCCTCTACGTCGTCTACGTGCTGTTCGAAGCGGCCCTCTAGCTTAGCCACCTTTAGAGCAATCTTTTCCTGGTGGGCGCGTAGGTCTTTAAGGAGAGGTATAATTTCTAAATTAATCTTATCATTGAGAGATGACCCATGATTTGGGCGCAATTCAGATAGGTAGTGTTTAATAACCCAACGGAATGCAAAGCCGATAGCTCCTAGGATAGCTAGAGCTGCTGAAATACCTTGCAGAATATTGATAGTACTTGAGCTCATGTCTCTCCAATAAAATAAGCCGGCGTATGCACATATTGTGCATGACACCGGCCTATTTGTATTGCTAAAAACTATTGCTTACGTGTAGATACAATCTCTTGTCCACGGTACATAGTTTTACCATTATGAATATGAACTTGATCGAAGTGAAAGCTGTCATCTTCTCCATCTTTGAAGAAGATAACGCTTACACCTTGCTGCCAGTTCTCAAAGTATTGAAGAGCCTGACCCTTTACATCAACTCCGCCTTTAACTGATGGAACAGCGCCATCAACGCGACATAGGCATCCGGGACTAAAGCTAACACTCTTAATCGCCTGGTCACGATCAAATACAGTTTTGGATTGTTGTTCCATGCGATGCGTATGACCAAACAATGTGGAAATGTTGGGGTTACTATTTGCATACTGAGCAGCAGTAGAACCCGAAGCATTAGCCCTATCACCATGGATAGCTCTAAGACGCTTGTTAATCCAGTGTGCAGCTGCTGGGTAACCATCTATAAACTCCACTCCAAGTTCATCGCAACGTAATAGGTTTTGTAGGCTGAGTACAGGCCAACTATCTGGCATGTCAGCTACTTTGATGCCATAAGCAGCAGCAGCGTTATTATTAATAAAACGATTGAGGCGCTTGTCATGATTACCTTCCAAAAGGATAATTCTCGCATCCACCCCGGCGTTAGCACGTTGCTCAGCAAGAAAACGATAACCACGATCAATAGCCAATTGTGCTGTGTGTGCAAAGTTAGCCTCCTGCTCGTAAGTTCCATACATAGGTAGATCTAAAAAGTCTCCTAGATTAATTACCTGGTCTAATGGGTGACCATGGTCTAACCCAACAACCTGAAGTGCCACATCCATGGCATCCTCATCGTGGAATGGATCCAGTGTCCCATCCTCATATTTACGGTACCCGATCTGTGGGTCAGGCAACGCAACAGCAACCTTCCAGCCACTGCTTATCAGCGCAGGGGTGTGGGTTGGTTTTTTTGCTTCGATAACTACGTGGGCAGCATGTTGTACAGGCTGCCACTTTGGTCCCTCGCTCCACTTAGGGGAGAGAATGATCTTAGTATCGTCAGGGTTATTGGAAAGGCTTACCTTACTTACCTTACCAACATCTTCTGCTGTCAAGCCATTGTTTTTAAGTAGGCGCTCAATAGAATTGAGTGCGCTATTGGCATCATTAGTAGTTTTAGCCGAGTTATATGCGTCTTCTAGCGACATGAACAAGCTCCGTTTCTATGTTCTTTAAGCGATGTTAATCCAAATGGTGCACCTACATTTTTATACAAAATAAAAAGAGCCCGAGATGAAAAGTCATCATCATTCAATGAAAGATTAAATGCCTTTTGATCGGACTCTAAAAGAGTATTAGCCCACTGTCCTACGACGCAAAACTTAAGCGCATTGGCTTGTGCGTCTTTTGCTTCAGCATATAGCTGTTCTAACATATTGCCCCCTATTAGATAACAAAGCTGGAGATTTTACTCTCCAGCTTCATTATAGTACGTTTTAGTTAGTCTTGCATCCCGCCACCGAAGTTATCGGCGGTACGCTTGATTGTTGACGGAATGACCTTAGCATTCATAAGTGTTGCTGAAGCTGCTGGCTCATTCTGCTTTACGATATTTGTAACGATGTTGTAGGTAGATCCATGACGCTCATTAAGAGTGTTTGAACGTGCAGGCTTAGCCTCCACGGTTGGGTCTCCTGCTGCAACGTTCTTGCGCTTCATAGCTTTGCCTGATGCGGGCTTTGAAGATGGTGAAGAGAACTTGCTACCTTCACGCAACATTGGCTGGCGTGGTCCGCCAACTTTAGCTTCGCCTGCTAAGGCTTCTTTTACTACATCTGCCATTTTGGTACCTAACTGTTAGAGATCTCTTGGCTAGATGATATATCAACTAGCAATAATAGTAAAGACAATTGCGGATATTTGTCCGTCTCGTGAATCTACTGTGGTAAATCCTGGTCTGCAGCTTAATGTTAGGCCTCTAGGGGCAACATATCCGCTAGCAATAGCGATTGCCTTTACTGCCTGATTTACTGCTGAAGCTCCAACTGCCCGTACGTAAACTTGTGGTTTATCTTGAAGAGCATGGGCTATAGCTGAGCCTACTGACTGAGCGTTTGATCCTGCGCCAACGCGGAGGAACTTTTCTTCGTTTCGTGTATCTGTCACGGTTTTGTAGTCCTTTAGTTTCGGTTTAGTGGTCCGCCCTCAAGTCCTACAATACCCTTTAAACGCCTGTCAGTACGCCTATAAGGCTCTAATTCTTCATCCCCCTATTCAAGAGATCAACCCAGACTTTTGCAGGCATTGTGGCGTACCACTCCCCTACGTCGGTCTTGCCTTTCTTCTTATGGAGCACTACCCCAGTCCATGCCCCATCGTTTTTCATCTCTGTCTCTAGTTCACCAACCCACTCAGATAGCTTCATAGCAGCTTGATTCTTGACCTCGATAGTTACCCCTGGAATACCAGAGACGTCCCCTTTATCTAGAGTAGCCCCTGCAAGTCTTCTATCGGCATAAGGAAACCATTGTTTGAGCCATGCTACGACGGCTCTTTCCGCTCCACTACCCTTCGCTTTTGCTGGATTCGACATCTTGCTCCTTGATTTTTGGTAGATAACCTTTTTCACCTAGAACATGGATTACTAGATCAAGCACATCCTTTTGTGCAAACATCATATTTGCTTGCAGTTGGATTAGCTGCTCTAGGTACTCTAAGCGTTCTTCTACAGTCTTCTCAACCGGCTTTTCAGCAGGCGTGCTAATACCCAGCTCTTCATCTGTGAACATTGATAGTTGTTCCCACGTTAGGTCGGTCATTAGATTCTCCTCTGTCTAGATCTAAAGCCGCTGTTGTCAGCTGTGCGGCGGGTAAGCTCTCTTGATACCAGCTGAGTATCTCTATCTATGTTGTTAGTTTTAGTTTCTAAAAGTTTACGAAAAGCGTAAGCTGTATCGTAATTCCGAGTGAGCTCCTGCATACGCTCGCTAGCAGTGATAGTTGCCTTGGCAATAGCTAGGCGGTCTGCCTTAGCACCAGTCCAGTTAGCAAGCATTCCTGAAGCTTCGTACTGCTTTACTGCGGTCTCGGCTTCTTTCTCATTGATGGCGGCAATAGCAAACGCACCAGCTACGTAGTCACTCCACATAGTTAGTTGAACAAAAAGCTCCATCAAGCCCCCGTCATCTAGCTCTGTGATATCCATAGGAAGCTGTGGAATGTCAAAGGTAGGTTTGTTGTTTAAGGCAAAACCCAATTCATTTAGAGAATCAATTGCGTCACTTGCTATGCTCATTCCTGCTCCGTACTCTTATCTTTTTTACTGAATAAATGGCGCACAGCGCTTACATCCTTTCTCAGAGTCAACAGAGCAAAGGGGTGGGCGATCATTTGCCACTGCCCAGGAAACATCGAGAGCTCGATCAAAAATTTCCTTTGTGTATTCTGGGTTGTATTTAACTACAAATTCCTTGTACTCCTGATTAGCTTTAAGTTCATAGATAAATACAATCTCTTCAGGAGCTGACTGTAGGGTACCTTCCTCAGCCATTAGGTGGGCAAGGTGCAGGTAAACCTGGCCCTGCAGTTGGTGAGAGCGTAGTGGTACTTTGATGTTCTTCCACACCTGATCAATATCATTGTTGTACTGGGCCATAAGCGCAGGCATCTCCATGCGTATAGTCCCTGTACCAATTGACTTGATCTCAATCAAGCAGTCTTCCCCGATACCTTTAATCCAACCATCAGCATGCCCACGCATCATATGCTTGTCACTGCGTAGGGGGACCTCGGCGTACGCGATATCTTTACGGGCGTAACCAACTAAATCTTTAGATGTAGCCCATGTGTAGTCATCTGTCTTAGCGTCATACCATTTACCGTAGAGGACACCCATATCTTTAAACCAGTTCTGCCACTTAGCGTGGATGGTGTGGCCCTCAGCAAAGATAGATGCCAAGCGTAGGGTGGGTTTGTCTCGTGTCTCAACGTAGTTACCTTTGAGAGCGTGATACTGCGCTAAAGCGCACCATTCAGGTTTGATAATATCCGAGGGGTGGATATATGATTGATCACGCTCATCAAAAGGTTGCGCCAATACATGGCGCTCTATCTCACCCATCAAGCGTGTAGTACGCTTTTTGGTATTGAGATAAGCTTTTAAATCCTTGCTAGGAACCGTTACCGGTCTTCCCATTTGCAACCTCCAACTCAAGCCACTGGTCCAGTGTTAGACCTTGTTTCTTGTACTTTCTTTGTGCTGCGTTTCTTTCTCTATGTGACAACCCACCAAATATTCCGTGGAGTTCGTTGTTTAAGATTGCCTCTTTAAGACACTCTTTACGAACCGGGCAAGGCGATTTACCGTCTTTGCCCCAGCAGATTGCTTTTGCTTTGTCCGCAATTGGTTTGTAGAGAGCTTTATCACGTGGTGGGAAGAATATCTCTGTATCTTCACCCTGACATTTTGCTTCATATCTCCAAGCCCAATCTGGATCGTCGTTATATCGCACTACTTGTGTACCTAACTAGTTATGGCCCCCCATATTAGTTATTTAAAGCATTCCTCAATTCAAAGAAATCCTCTTCAAGAAGTACGACATAGTTCTCGCCATCTAAATGCAAACCTAGAACAGGCTTACGGCTGTCTAAGATTGCTTCTGTAGTAATCTTCTTAAGTACTTCTGACTTAATAGTTACTTGTTTCTTACCCGTCCACTTATGCTCAATTAAAAGCTCGTCAGTTCTGACATCACCTTTACGTGACCAAAAGGCACCGGAGGCGGCATTGCGCGTACCGCCCGTGACCTTCTCTAAGCGCTTCTCGTGCTTAAGAGATTGCTTTTGTCCTTCACTCTTCATTGGACTCCAACATCAATGCGGGTCCAGCTCGGAGCGTATCCATAACAGCAATGGTGAGCTCGTTCTTTAGATCCTCTTCCTCACGGATAGAATCAATAAGAGCCTGAGCCCCCTGCCACTTACGCTCATTATAGTACATCCAGCCTCCACGACGTTCTACGATGCCGTTGAGGATAGATAAGGCTACGATCTCTTTACCAGAGTCATAGCTACCTGCGTCTACTACCCCACCATCAGCAAAATAAAAGTCTAGGTAAGCAGTCTGTTGAGGCGGGTAGGTCTTGTTCTTGATAGTACGGACACGGATGGTTTGCCCCACACGCCGTTTATCCTGTCCGGTGCCTACCTCGAGCCACTCATCGCGCTTTACTTCGCAACGAACGCTGTAGGCGTAATCTTTGCCAAGACCCCCTGGCGTAGTACGAGGATCGCCATGCATAACGCCGATCTTCATACGGTATTGGTTGATCATGATGCCCAATACTGGGCGCTCAGACTCTACCAAATCTCTCTTTGTAGCTGACATAACCTTACGGAAGAACTTGTTAGTAATTAACGCTCCGCGTCCGACCGTGAATTCTTCCATGTGTTTTTCATCTTCTGCGCTGGGTACCAAAGCAGGAAGGGAATCAATAACAACAAGATCCACCGCTTTGCTTTCCATGAACTGAATAACTGCATCAAACGCATCCTCCATACTGTTGGTCTCCACCAGTAGAACACGGCTTGTGTCTACGCCGCACAACTCTGCATACTCAGAGTCAAAGTCTTCTGCGGCAATCCAGACTGCGGTAAATTCTGGATTAACCTTTTGGTTAGCTGCAATCGTACGAAGAGCTATAGCAGTCTTACCATGGGAAGCCTCACCTACGAGCTCAACCCAACGGTTCATAGGCCAGCCTCCGCCTAGAACAACATCAAGGGTTAGAGAACCGGTAGTGATTCGCTGTGGGATAGTAACCTCACTAGCAGGAACTACGGTGTTACCGCCCAGTTTCTTATTGATCAAAGCTGCAATCTTTAGAGCTTCTGAGTTAATTGTTGCTGTTGCCATTACCCGATCCTATCTACGATAACATTTGGATTAAAACCATTTCCTCTTGCAGGCTGCTTAGCCGGAGTAGCTGCGCCGCCGCTAGAACTACCTGTGCTTGCGATACCACTACCTGTCTGCATCTTTGGATAGCCGCAGTCATAGCAGCGCATCACATCAAAGGAGCCATTCTGTGTGGACTGGACGCCTACCTTTGCATAGTTACCGCTGTTACATTCAGGGCAACGATTTGCACTATTCTTTCTCTCTACCTGGTCAGCTTTTGGATTATAGGTAACCTGTGTGTTGGGTTGCCCCGGCTGTGCCACGTAAGGAACCTGCCCAGGCATGCTTGTCGGTGGTGTAGAAGAGGTCTGCTGTGGTGCAGGCTGCCCTGTTAACTTTCTTGACCACCAGTCGTTATTCGCCATCGTCGTACTCCACTCTTGAGTCTAATAGTTCTAAGTCAACCAAACTTGATAGGGAAGAGATAGATGCAGATAAAGCTACAATTCTAAATAACCCCAAAAGGTTATCCTTTTCCTCTTCATCTATTTCCAACTTTTTATTGTCTTGAAGCAGGTAAGCATGCACTGCAATCTTTGCTGCGATCTCAGAATGAGACTCTAAAAAGGGCAGCAGCTGAGCAATGCGCTCCAGCCTGCGCTGACTAGCACGCTCCTCCATCTCAGCAACCTCGTCAGAGATAGGAGGTAACCCCATGGCTACGGCTATCTCTTCTGCGGGCTCTAGCATTGCGTCGTACACGCTCTGGCGAATCAATGTGGGCAGAGAGACATGCTTTACCTCTATCTCTACCGGATGCTTCTTTTTACGCCAGAACATTACTTTGCTTCTCCCCACTTTTGTACAATCTTGACATCGGCTAGAAGAGGAATCTTTAATGCATTGATCCCTTCCATGGCCTCACGAATAGCGGCCGCTGTCTCCTCTGCAAGATGCGTAGGTGTTACAGTAACTAGTTCATCATGAATGGTAAGAATAATGTTTGCATCATCAGGAATGATCTTGTGAGCTCGAACCATAGCTAGCTTGATAAGATCTGCAGCTGAACCCTGGATAACAGTATTAAAGGCCTGACGCTCTGCACGAGCACGATCCTTAATGATGGGAGAACGTAGTCCTGGAAGATATCTGCGACGCTTTAGATAGGTGAGAGCATAAGGAACCGGACCACGACGACGTGACTCGCTAACAACCTGCTGCTTATATTTGCCCACTGCTGGAAACTTATGGCTAAAGCTGTCTAGTAGATCTCTAGCCTCATTAACAGAGCAACCAATAGACGCTGCGATCTTCTCTGGACCTACACCATAGGCAAGAGATAGAACAAGCTGCTTACCGGCCTTACGATCTACCCCCATAGTGTTACCCACAGTAGTGTAGATATCTTCTCCGTTCATATATGCGTTACACATAATACGGTCCCCACTAAAGGAGGCGATGATGCGTGGCTCAATCTGTGAGTAGTCGGCTACGACTAAAGAGTAACCTTCAGGTGCAGTGAATAGATTTCTAATCGCCTTACCGTTGGGTGTATGAGGGGCGGGGACATTCTGTAGGTTTGGATTCCTACTAGAGAACCGACCAGTTTCAGCGCCAAACTGAATGAAGTCGGTATGAATACGGCCTCTTAGGAGGAGACTGTCTTTAGCGACAGTTTTAGATTTACCGGCCGTAGTACGTACGATGTCCCCGCCTAAGTATGGGATAACGTAAGTAGTCAACAACTTATTAAGGTCAGAATACTTGAGTAGGGCATCAACCAAAGCGTCCTTGCCCTCGAACGCTTTTAGTGCAGGCTCAGACACCGAGTAGTCTGAGATCATGGGTGCCTCGCCCTTTTCTGCACGGCTGATGCCCTTAGGGGTAAATAAGCGTGGGCGCAGTCCACGACCCCCGTCTTTTTTAGGTGTAAAGAGTAGCTTTTGCTTTTCAGGTACGCTGTTGATATTAAATGCCTTACCTGCAAGCTGGTAAATTTTTGCTTTAGTTGTTTCTAGCTGTAAGTCTAGGTCTGCCTTAAGGAACTTAAGGCCCTCTACGTCAATGTTTGCACCATGAAGTTCCATGCTGCAGATAACCTCTAGTACATCCATCTCTAAATTGAAGACGCCACGAAGGCTATCTGCGTCTAGCTTTACAGAGTAGTTTTCCCACAACTTCCAAGTCCACTCAGCATCAAGGGCTGCGTAGGTTGCGACCTCTTCAAAGGAATGCTTCTCAATTTCTTTACCGACACCTTTAACCATGTGGTAGTTGAACTCGCGCTTTAAACAATCATCAAGACCAAGGCTGCGGTAGTTCTGTGTATCTAAAATGAATGCTGCGTTGAGGGTGCAAGCATACGGCTGTGCAGGTAGGGCGCCTAGATACTTTGTTACGCTCTGCAAGTCAAACTTAAGATTGTGACCGATCTTCATCTTGTCACTAAAGAACAATGGCTTAAGAGCCTTGAACACCTCACCAGTCATTAGCTGCTCTGGTGCGGGTCCAAAGATTTTTACAGCCTTACGTTCATCCTTACTGTAGTCAGTAGGACGTAGGGGAAGGCCTTTTATTACACGATCCTGAGCGGAAGGCAGGAGCGGGTACTCTGTACGGAGGTAGTCACCATTAGGATGCCCCATAGGAATAACATCAACGCGGTCGTATGTAGACATGGCAATCCACACAACCTGGTTCTGTCGTGGGTCTCCACGATGATCGCCCATTGTTTCTACGTCAAAACAGAAAGCATCTACAGCACTATACGCACTGACTAGATCTGCTAGCTGATCCTCTGTCGTGATGATATTCATTGCTCTCCTGAAAAGTTGGGTTGAAGGCTCCGTAGAAAGGAGGTCAAAAACCGGAGCCTCCAACATCGTCATGGGATATTAGTTGCCTGAGATCTCGCGAGCAATATCAGCGAGTTCTTCCATAGTTGGCATGTACAAAGCCTCTGGTCCAAAAGGCTTCATAGTCTTTACCAACTCTGCAGCGGCAACAGGATCAATATCCCATTCATCAGCGAGGTCACGTTCCTTAACAGGTACGACACTGTAAGAAGTCTGGGTGCCCGTTCCCGACTTGCTTACTGCAAAGTACATGTCTGGACGATTGAGTGGGCCTGTCTTTTTATCAGAAGCAAGCTTCTCTAGTTGTCCACAGAGACGAACCCCAACAACCATTAACTGTAGTTCAGGCTCTTCATCAGATAGATTTAGAACTGTAAAGGCAAACTTCTGCGAAGGCTGTGAGCCTGCAGCGATCAGTGGATCGTTTTCACCAATACTAATAAAGGATTTCTTACCAGTGCGATTTACCCAGTGCTGCATGAAAGCCATTGGATCTGAGGAGATGAACTTTACAAGCTGCACATCTTCATCAAATTTAAAATCGGTGGCGTACTTATTGCTCTTTTCTTTAGCTTTCTTAGCTGCTGCCTTAGCAGAGGCCCAGCCTTGCTGTACTACTGAAGAGCGATCAGGAAGCGAGTTCTCGTCTTCCTCTACGAAGAGTTCCTCTTCTACGTCAACGTCGTATGAATCAACGTTTGGTACAGAGGACTTGTTTAACTTAAGTGATGTAGACATATTACTTCTTTCATTAGGATCATTAGGATCATTAGGTCAATTGGTTTCTTGATCATGAATTCTCGCCCAATTATCTAACAATTCAATTGATAGATCTGTTTGCGAATTCCAATCAATTCGAACCGCTTCAAGGAGCCCGTGAGCTTTGAATGATTCGATTGTAGACTCGATGATAGCTCTGCTGTACATTCGCCAACCTGGCTTCTTTACACCATTCACCATCATAGACTTTAGTCTGTAAGGAGCGCGTGGAATATATCCCCGACGTTCCCACAATCTAATCGTCACTAGCGGCCTACCCAGTGCTTGAGCAAATGCCCCTGCACTGAACAACTCTACTGTGTTGCCGTTAGGCAACTTCTTTACTTGAGGAGCTGAGTCCCAGCTACCTTCTTCTAACTTCTTTTGTTTCTTTGCTTCTACCTTAGGATCAATTGCACGGCGCTTTTTCTTTGACCCAGGATAATATTCGTCTAATCCTGCGAAGAAATTATCTACTGGGTCTGTGCTCATTGCTTGCTTGTAAGAAACGCGTAGCTAACTGACTTAGGAAACATCTCATCGATCTCTTCTTCTGTGAGGAGATCTTCATAGAGACAGGACATAACCTCTGCCTCATCCAAGACGGGAATCATCTTAAAGCAGCGGTCTGTAAGATTCTTGCTGGCGAGGATGCGCTTAGCAACGTCCTCGTCAAGCTTTTGAGAGACACGACGCTGGCGCTGTAGGGATGTGTAGCCATCTACTTCTTCTGGCAATGAGTACCAGATGTGGCCCTTTTCATCCGGAGTACCGGCGCTATCTACAAGATCAGATAGCTCTGTCTTGAGTACGGATTGTTCTTTAGATAGATCGTCAATGCGACCTTTGATGGTTATGTATTGCTTAACCTTTGCTACAACAGGATCTACAACCTGCTCTTTAACCTCTTTATGAATAACCTTTGGCATGTTACCCCCTCCACTTTGAATATAGCAGGAGGAAGGTTAGTTGTCAACTGGGGTTTCTACGTATACCTTTAAGGCAGAAATAATGACATCTGTGACGGTACGGCCGTCTTCGGCTGCCTTGTCCTTAACAGAGGACCAAAGCTCATCTGATACCCGAATGGTGCGGGTTGGGGTCTTAGGTGCGTTTGGCATAGTGTCATAATTCTAGACCCATGTTTCCTTTAAAAACGCTTTAAGACTACCCAAATTTAATTCCATACCACCAGCAGCATCTATGCCTTCTCCATCCATGATGGCATCAGCTACAGAGTTCTTCTGCAACAGCATGTCATGCTGACGCTCTTCAATAGAGCCAAGCATTAAGAAGTCTTGGATAACGATTGACGGCCACGTACTAGATGCTCTACGAATGCGCCCATTGCGTTGTAGCGCGAGGCCCGCATTCCACGGGAGATCGTAGTTAATAAGTAGATTAGCCTGAGGAAGATCCACGCCATAGCCGCCGGCATCACTAGACACAAGAATACGACAATCTGGATCAGTTTGAAACCAGACCTTAGATTCTTCTTTTGCTTTTGCATCCATCTCTCCCGTGTACTTAGCTGAGGCATAGCCTAGGTGATATCTAATTAAATAGACCATATGGACATAGCTAGTAAAGATAACAACCTTATTATTTTCGTCCTGTCCTAAAAAGTCATCTACGTAAGATTTTAGAGCAGCCATCTTTGGCGACTTCGTTACCTTATCTAGCTTGCCGCTTTGTTTTAAAGTGTCTACGTATCCAGAGCTAGATTCTTCAAATAGCTCTGGACTATCGCATAGCATTCTTAATGCTGTTAGTTTGGACATGATCTTGCCCTTGAGCGCGTTAGCCGCCTCATTCTGATTCTCACCGGAGTAATGGGAGAATAGGTCAAAAGATGTTCCATAGCTATCTATGGCGTCTTCTAGATCTTGTAGGATCTCATTAGCAATATAGGTGTAGAGGTTAGCACCCGCCTTATCAAAGGGTACCCGTATAGGTTCTGCGAAGATAGTGTCAGGTAGATAAGGAGCTACGTCAGGATCCTGCTGGCGCTTACGTACACTTACGTTAGATAGGGTCTTATTGAGTGTAGGCAGATTACGGTAGCGTTCTACGCCACCAAAGTAATTACGTACAATAAAAGTTTTGTCAAAGAGATCAAAGCGTCCAAGCACTTTTGGATCTACAAATTGCATAATGCTATAAAGTTCTTCTGGTTTACCGTTCTCAATTGGGGTGCCGGTAAGGGCAAACTTAATTGGGCTAGTAAGCTTCTTTACATGCTTTGAGCGTTTAGATCTAAAGCTTTTGATTGCGGTTGCTTCGTCGCAGACAATGAAGCCTCTGTGGAGTTTACTAACTTGTTCCCAGTCGTTGACAATCTGCTCGTAATTAAGAATGATGTGAGAGTATTCTCCAGTGAGGGCGCTAGCGTATTGCGCCTCTCGCTGCTTTGGGGTCCCATCAATGACCAAAGGGTTTCCAACATCGGTAAACTTCCTAATCTGTTCTGCCCACTGGTACTTAAGTGAGGACAAGCAGATAACTATACCTGGTTCCTTTGTCGCCAACTCTTCAAGAGCAGCAATAGTAAGAACAGTTTTACCCAGGCCAAGGTCGTATGCCACAAGCATCTTCTTGCGCTCTACCATGGCCTCTACGGCCTCAACCTGGTAGGGTAAAAGTGTTCCGGTAAACATTATGGATGCATCAATGCCGTCTGTACGGTGAACTCTAAGTCTTCTAAAGTTCCGTTGTTATGGATGTAGGAATCAAACTCCCAGCTATCTAAGTCATGCTCTGATGTATGAGAATTTACTGCATCAACACCAATACGCTCAACCCGCCAAATTTTTGCGTCTATAAGGCGAAGAGTTGTTGCCTCATTTTGAAAACGTACATCAGTTACTACATAGTTCTGGTCTACATCCCCCATCTGACGCAAGGCGGCAGCTACCCAGATATCGCTATCGATAACATTACGGGCACCTACACCAAGCTCTTGCAATAGGCGGCGTACTTCAGGTAACTGCTTTGTTTTATCCCAGCCATCACTATCCACGCGGTTGCTTAGATAGATAGGTTCGTTGGATACTATCCCAATTATTGGATTCAATTCATAAAGCAAATTACGGATTGGATCTGCAAACGCAACGCGTTCGAATCCTTTTTTTTCCACTAGGTACTTTGCTACAGTATCCTTGCCGGATTGCGCATAACCTGACAAACCAATAATCATAAAAACGCCCCCTCTCCAAATACGGAATGTTTTGCATCCCTCAGTCCTAAGGATACCAAATCTTCTGGCATGTCGCCTATGTCCTTATACTCATCACTTTGATAACTAAAAAACCATGCTTCCATGCCTGCTTTGCGCAGACGATAGAACATGTCCTTAGAGGCTTTAGCACCGGCAGGATCTATGCGTGGGTTATCAAAAGCCAAAATTAATTTATCGGCTCGCTTCATAAGCTGCAACTGCTCATCGCTAACTGAAGCACCAAACGTTGCCACTGCTCCAAAAATTCCCAATGATGCTAGTTTTACGCAATCAAGTGGAGACTCAACTACAACCATAGTTCCACCAGAGAACCTATCTATACCGAACATGGTTGTGGATTTCTTGATACCTGCTGGGCGGTTACGGAAGTACCGAACCGGTCCTTGGCTTTTCTCCTGCCAACCTAAAAGCTTTCCATCTACTGTGCGGATAGGTGTTATCCAGGAAGATTTTTCTTCCCACCACTTTACGCCATAGTAGGCAATCCCGTCTTCATTGAGATCTCTAGCAGATAAAGCCCAGTCAGGTGGAGTACTGTCGAAAATCGACAGACGTGCTTCACTCATACCAACAACTGCTGGAATGGTGATATAGGCATCGCGAGCCTCTTCTAGCTGCTTACGAATAAAGTCCAGGTTGATAGAGACGTTTTCTTTGAGCCACTTCTTAGCGGCATCAAGGTCTAGTCTTCCCCATTCTGAGACCATCTCCTGTACCTCAGCTACAAGAGTAACGAGGTTACCTTTATACCCGCATGAAAAGCAGTGGTGTACACCAGTCTCTACGTTGATAGACCAGGAAGGATTGGAATCTTCCCGCCCAGTTCTCTCTAGGTGCATAGGGCATAGCGCAAGAATCTCATCATTACGCTGATGCCCATCAATACCTAACGAGAGTAATACCCCCTCTACATCACCCTCTGCGTACATTAATTTTCCTTATCTACTAAAGTGGGAGCTGTAGCCATAGCGCCACATAATGCACACTCCATATCTAACATATATAGAGAGATTTCATAGTCCTCAAACATAGCTTGTATATTCCATAGCCTTGAGCCACAGATACAAACATGAATGGGATCTCCCCTAAGATCTAGAGACATCTAGCTTCCTTAATCTCTTGCGTTCATTAGGAGTTGTTCCGCCCCAGATTCCGTAGCGTTGCTTGGTCTTCATAGCAAACTTAAGACAATCCTTCTCTATCCAACAGTTGCTACAGATTGCCTTAGCGCGTTTGATCTGCTCTAGATCCTCCTGATAGTTGTCAGGAAAGAAAAGATCTGGGTTTTCTGTGCTGCAAAGCTGAGTACCATCAAATGGACTGGATGTTATTGAAAGCTGCATACTCTTCAAAGCGACCCTCCTCCCAATCCCACAGTAGATCTGTGGATCCCATACCTGAAATACGACTAGCTGCTACTGACAAAGAACGAGAAGAATCGTCTTCTTCATCTTGGCGCTGTAGTGCTAGAACAATGTCTGAATCCTGTAAGAAGGACGATGTATAACCAATAGAGTCAGCTGTAACCTTGCCCCCGCGCATTTTAGAACGCAAAGCCTGGGTGGTAACCACAACTGGTATGTCATAGCGTTGTGCTACTCGCTTCATGTTACGTGTCAAGCTACGTAGTGAGCGCTCGGATTCTCTCTCGCCTGTTTCTTCATCGATCATCAAATACATACCGTCAACAAATACAATATCCGGCTTGTACTTTTCAATCTTTGCTGATAGGCCAGTGATAGTCATAGCAGCGATGTTGTCAGGCATGATGAAATCTGTACGATCTACATTAAGACTATCTAAGAAACGCTTTTCTTCATCCGAATGCAACGCACCACGAATAGCTCTACCGTGTGACATATGTGCACGCATAGCATCATAACGAGTCTTCATTTCTCGAGCCGTCATTTCAAATGACTGGAACATGATGCGCAGGTTTTCATCCTGAGCACGGATAGCCATTTGCATAGCAAGCACAGACTTACCTGTCTTAGGTGGTGCGACCACTGTCCACAATTGTTGCTTCAACAACCCAGCTGTGATTTCATCAATTGTCTTAAAGCCTGTAGAAATTCCAAGCAGACCGTTAGGACGAGCCTTGATCTCTTTGTATTCTTCATAGCGTTGAAGAGGATCTGTACTAAGGTTGAGATCGTTAGAGTCTCTAGTACCGTCGTTAAGGATTGCCTGAACAGCAGAGCTCATTACTTGCAGAGCACCATTGTGATCCATCTGACTGATGTGGGTCTGCGCATCGATCAATGCATCAAGAGTCTTCTGACGCTTGCGGTATTCCAGCAGCTGATCAATCAGATACTCAATGGAATCTTCTACGGCGTAGATCGTGTAGGTGGGGAAGTTCTCCTTAACCGTTACAGCTGTAGGAACCTCGCCGTACTTTTCACGATGGCGCACCAAGAAGCGCCACATCTGACGGTTTTCGTCTGTGTAGAACCAGTCATCTTGTACGCCCGACTCGATTAGCGGTGTTATATCCCTATTACGAATTGCTTTAGACAGTAAGCGTTCTTCATTGTCTGCCGCCATATAGTGCCCCCTCATCTAGATACCTGCCACCAAAGCGCATGCCCCGTGACGGTATATCCACTACGTACCTTACTTCCGGCCTGTAAGGAAGCTCAGCAACTAAATCTGCTACTACGTTATACGCCTTTGCATAGTTGAATGGGTTGGTGCCTAGATTGTCCAGGTCCTCTAGTACCTCGTCCATTTCTTTCTGCGAATACCCGAACCCAACAAGTTCAAATATAAAGTCGTGTTTTTCTTTGTACCGCCAAAATGCTGCTAATGCTTGGCGGTTATAGACAGTCTCTTCTTGTGGCACCTTGATGCCAAAAACTGAGATCATCTTTGTCTCCTTCATGGTTACGCAATCAAGAGTTGCGATCAACCGCTTTGGGAGTTCGTTTGATATGTCGCCCCCACGCATATTTACAGGGCGATGATCTTGCCGTAGTTAATAAGAACTTCTCTGAAAGCTTTTGGATCTGAAGTAGCGTACATGCTTTCTTCACGAGAAATCTTATTGGAGATCTCTGTTGGATAGACCCCGCCGTTAATGTTCATCTTTTCTTTGACGTGGTTAACATGCTTGCAAGTACTTCGCGTCATGTATCCCGGACAGTCGCATCTCAACCGATGGTTACTACCATTGATATAAACTTCGTGCACACCAGTATCTGATAGAAAGATCTGTGTGATCATCCATTCCATGGTTACATCTTTCATTTGCGTCGGTCCCCCACTTCCGATTTTACCTCAATTGGTATAAATGCTTCATATGCAAAACTTCCCATTGGTTCACCATACACTGCGCCCCATTTTCTGATAGGAGTGTTAGTAGTTACTATCGTTGGTAAGCCTGCATTGAAACGTGAACGTAATAAAGCATCAAATGTATTTTCTGCCCAGCCTGATGCTGTGCGATATTCTTTTCCTAAATCGTCTAAGATAAAAAGATCAATTGAATTATTGCTATCTCCGTAGATCTGACGAAGCAAAACCTTCGAATCATCTTGATCAGATTCCCAGCTCAGCTTCTCAAGACGTAGTAGCTTTGGGTAGTCCATGAAGAGAGCTGGACGACTCTTCTCAAAAGGCATAGTCCTAATAAGCTCCTGAAGGGCCACAGAGGCCATTGTGGTCTTTCCGTGACCTGGTTCCCCTACCAGCATGATGCCAAGGCCGCTAGAGGGGCTTCCAGGGCTTTTAATGACCATTCCAGAACGGACTGTCTCTACCCAGAACTGAACCTTCTCTGCTGCCCCGGCATTGTCTAGGTCTGAGAACTCCTTGCCAAGCGTCTTGATAGGCAACCCAGCACGTAGGATACGGTGTTTGACACTTGGAGCTTCTTTGTCTAATTCATACATTACTTGCCTCCAAGTAATCTGAGCATCTTCTCCTGATGCGCTAGGTCGTCCTCATCTAGGTACGCAGATACTTCTTCACGAACTGTGATGCCGTGAACGCTCTGGTAGTAAGCAATGAAGCGAGACCATAGTGGCTTACCAATTCCAAGATCGTGCAAGTTGCGCTGATCCTCAAAGAACATTCTGATTCCCTTAAGGATTGATACGCGAGTAACTCCCTGACCAACAAGCTTGTTAATGAATGTAGCCATCTGACGAGTGTTCATCTGCATAGGCGTGTTGCCTGCATGCTCATCTAGCAACATCATGAACTCAGCGATCAGATCTTTTGTAGCCCAATCATCTTCGGGCTTATTGCTGCGATGCTCAGTAGGACTACCAGCAAGAGCCTTTGCCCCATACTTAGCTTGCCGCATAGCTTTCTTATCAATAACTTTTCCAACAGCGCCTGAATCATCTTCTGCCTCGTCCCTAATCTTACGAGCACCTGCCTTGACAGGTTCCTCTTCATCTAAATTCCAAACCATTTCTTCTCCTTCCTCCTGCACCGCAGGTGCAGGTATAGTAGAACTACGTAGTAGTTCTACTATAGGACTAGTAGTTAAGTCACTAGTACTAGTAGTTGTACTACTGTCTACTAATAGAACGCCTGAAAATCCGTCGTCGGTGGAAAGGAACTTTTTAGCCCCATCTGTGAACTTCAGGTAGGTGCTCCATTGCCCGTTGATCTGGGTCCTGGTAGCTTTGATATAGTGAAATTGCTTTAGCTCTGTCATGGCACTACGAATTGCATCCCGACCTTCGGGCATGACAGCAGAGAGCTCATCGGCGGACACGACTCTGCCTAGCTCTGCGTAATATGCGAATAGACCTCTTGCCCTCATGGACAAGTATGGGTTTGAATATGGTGATTGCATAACCCCTCCTCACTCTGAGTTTATAGGGTAGGGACCCTTCTTGGCAAATTGCGTGCCTCACGAGGCGAGCCTGCCGTAAATAAATGCTCCACCAAGAGCGAAAGACTTAGACTGATAAACGTTGATGCCAAAACATAAACGGCAAAGTAACGCCAAGAAGAACTAAGAATGATTAGAAATAAAATATTGGAAAGTATTCCAAGAAGTCCTCGAAACTTTCCTAACGGTCGAAGTAACCCTTCTACTCCAGTTAGCACGCAAGCACTTGCTAGTGCCGCAATTATTACGATAGACATCTTGCCCCCTACTGTCTAAATACTGCCTTGTCTATGTGGAAAGCCTGCGTGCTGCTGTATGCAGCGGTTGGTGTGCAGGTCACTTTCAATATAGCATAAGAAGCGCCAATGGTGTTAGCGGTTGAAGATATAACAGACATGTATGCCCAACGATTTGTTTGAGTAATACTTGTAGTTTGTGATTGGGTAGAAACCTGTGTACCATTGAGGGTGTAATAAGTTACGGTAAGCGTGTAGCTTCCTACAGATGCAGCGTTAGCAGGACGAATAGCTACAGAACTATAATACCCAAGTTCAGAAGAAACGTTGATGTTTCCAGTTTGAATACCAAAGGTCTTAGAGCCGCTGCTTCCAGCAGTTGTGACTTGACAATACGCTACGCCGTGAACAGTAGAGTCTCCCCACAATATTCCATTTGCGTAGACGCGGGTTAGTGTAGAAGTAACTGCTGTCCATTGTCCTAGATCCTTTTCAAAGGATGCTGATGGAATCAATGACTCAACCAACTCACCTGCATACGGTCTTGAAGGCATACCCGGCTTTACAGCCCATGTGGCCTGGCTAGGCATAACAAGTGCAAGAGAATTTTTAAGACGAGAAAGCTTTGTAGAGTAGTTGTGGAAGTAGCTGCTTTTTCCTCCCCCAACGCTTTGGTATTGAGACAAGTACATGTTCTTACTTGGATTACCTGGGTTTGGACGAGTTACTGTGTACGCTCCTTGAGGATCTGTAAATCCATTTGGGATACGTCCGTATTCTACCTGTGCGGCGTCAACATCAAAGTATCCAGACTGTGGCATACCAGTAGATGGTGCCGAAAAGTTTTGAACAGTAATGCTAAATACAAATGAAGTCTCACCAACAGCTGCTTGGTGCACGTTATGCAGTCTAATCCATTGGTACTGGTCGTGTTGTACTATATAAATTTGGTTAGAAGAAATAACTGTGCCACCAGCTGTTTTAGAAGAAATTGTGTACAAGCCTTCAGCTGCACGAACATAAATTGAAGAAACAATATCCTCACCACCAATAGCAGGTTCAGGAAGATATGCGGTTGTAGAGAAACCACCGGTTGCTAAAGCTGCAGTGCTATAAGTAATGCGGCCCATATATGTTCCAGCAAGTGGATAGTAGGTAACTGTTCCACCAATACCGCCATAGCTACCATCTGAGTTGACAACACGATATAAAGCCGTGCCAGAAGTAACAAGGCTTAGAGTAGAGCCAGAGTTCATAGTCCAGTCAGATGTGGTTTCAAATGATGGGTTGCTTAAGAAGTTGATCTTGTTCTTGTATTCCCAAATGCAATCAATAGGGTTAAAGTAAACGTTAACTAATGGGTCTATAGGTGCAGGTGGGTTAGTGCCGCTAAAGTAATCCCGAGCATATGTAGCGTCTTCTAGTAGAACACCATCAATCCAAATGGTATCTCCAACTTGCGCATTAGGAATCCAGATAGATACTTTGGCCATAGGGTAACCATAGTCTTTGTCATATGATGGAGAGATTGCTGTTACTGAAATACGAGATTTATTAGGAATCTGTTGTGGTGGGTTTCCAGGAATTAAAGGATCTGTAACCGGATTGCCATTGCTGTCATAGACGTAATGGAATGTAGTTGTAGTAGGGGTACCATCAATATAGTTAGTGTTAGCTGGGAAGTAAATACCATTGCTATCTGTAGCTGTTGAAAAATTAATAGGGTTAGAGTATTCAATGCGAGGGTAGACCTGACGGCTAATACCAAACTCAGCAGATACATAAGCACTAAAGGCGTAGGTTTGGTTAGGATCTACACACATCCAGTCAGATGTAATATACGCGGTTCCTGCTGTTTCTACAGTAATTTCTCCTACAGTTGTACCATCTTGAACAGCACCGGGATAGATAGTTGGATCCTCAGCAAACGATGCGTTTGGAGAGACTGTCCAACCACCGATACCTTGTTCAAAACCAGGGTTGTCAATGTAGTTCTCACGTTCCCCACCGATGTAAACACGCACACGGCGGGCATCTTCATATTCAAAGCTGCTGATAGGGTCAGCAAATTGGAACATGTCAAATAGATATTTGTTAGTTCCAGATGATGGAGTAATAGTCAAAAGCACTACCGCATATTGAGCGTTGTAAGGAGACAGCTTTCCATTACGACCGCTATCACAAGCAGAGATAAACTCCTGCCATGAGGAGGTGGTTGTTGTAGTGGCTCCAGCTGTAGTGGTGCTGATGTAGTTTCCTACTTGGTCATACCACTTAATCTGAGCAGTAACTGTTGCAGATGCATTTGCGTGCTGCACCCAACCAGTAAAGACATAGCGGGTGTTTGGCTGTACTGGGATACCGTTTAAGATTGGAGTGTACCCATTGCCAGGAAGCGTAAGCGTTACTGAAGTTGTGCCTGTTGTAGTTAGGTACGCAAACCCAATTTGACGAGGAGGGTAGATAAAGTCATACATGCCAGGAGTTGGTGGGGTAATTGTTGACCCAAATACAGAAGATGAGTTTGCGTATGCAAGTTGAATAAACGTTCCAGAGCTAGCTACCCAACGACCTACAGTTTCTTCAAAGGAAGAATCGTTGTAGTCAAGCATTAGGTTGTTGCCTACAGTTACGTTTGCGTCTAAATGAGTAAGGGCAGTTGTGTATGCCTTGATAGCTTGAGATGTTCCTTTAAGGCCGTTGATTACGTTACCAGCATTGTAAAGAGTGCGGTGGTAGGGGTCACCAAGACTAGGTTCATAGTTAAATCCAAAGTCAGTTACTTTGTACTTTAATATTTCATTAGGAGCATAGATATGGTTAGCGCTGTTTGCAAGGATGCTTGCCTGGGTTCTAAGCTTGTCGTATGCAAAAGTAAGGCCACTCATAGTGTTGACAAAGTCACCGGTTCCAGGCTCACCTGTTGCGTCACCAATACCTTGAGATGAGTTTTCCCATGCCCTAGGTAGCCAACGCAATACCTGAGCTAGCATGTCTTTATTAGGTACACCAACTGTTGTTGAAGAGCCACAGAATACCCAGCCATTACCATTAAAGATCCAGAACGAGTAAGTTACTTCTAGCCCAAGAGCTGCAGTCACATCATCGTAATAAGTGGTTGTGTAGTTTGTATATATGTCTCCAGCTATCTTGATACCATCAAATGGGTTATCTGGAGTTCCTGTATAAGTCTTTACCAACATCCAGTTAACTGGTGTAGGATCGCCTGGATCTGGAGTTACTCTTCCCCATGTAATCTGAATTTTGGCATAGTCATAGGCAAATGCAGTAATACCGGAGTTGTAGTAAATGGCGGAGTTGTCTTTTTCGCCATACTTAAACCGGTCATATATCC